AGGAGGAAAAATGAGCAAATACATCAACGCAGACGAATTAATGAAAGAGTTTATCGAGTTTGTAGCACCATCTAACCGAGACTCTTCATTACCGATACCGACTTGGAACGATGCTGTTTCTCTGCTCGGCTCTGCTCCCGATGCAGATGTTGAAAAAGTGGTTAGGTGTAAGGATTGCAAATACTATAAAAGTTATTATGATAAATACAAATCATTTTATGCTTAATTACGATTTAATTGTTATTGAAAGAATATTAAAGGAGGCGGAGAAATGAAATATATTTGTATTGTAGAGCCGTTAAACGATACAAAGCACAATCACTATTTATTTACCTACGAGTTTGGCAGACCGCCCGTAAAAGATATGATAGTCCATTGTGAAACAAGATTAAAAAACGGAATGTATGGGAAAATTACAGAGTGGGCGAGAGTGCCACAAACAGACGAGGAACAGTTAATCCATATAATTAGTTCACTTGCACCGAATGTAACTTTGCCGTTAAGACCCGTTGATATTATTTTTGGAGAGGCAGAACGGAGGGAAAGTGAATGATTGAATTTAAAACGCCATCAGAGTGGTCTGACGACAGAATCGGCTTCTGGATAGAAGGCAAAAACAAAGAGTCAGGGGAGCGCAATTTTCAGTGTTCGAGATGCGGACTCTACAATTCATACATCGCAAACTTCTGCGACGTCTGCGGAGCAGATATGCAAGACCACAAAAATGGAGGGCACAGAGTAAAATGACCGAAATCACAATGACGCTGACCTTCCCGAAGCTCCCGACGGTCACGGCGCAGCAGAAGGGCGTGAGGGTCGTTCACGGCAAGCCGATGTTCTATGAGAAGAACGAAGTCAAAGAGGCGCGCAGAATCTTCGCCGACGCTCTGATGCCCTACGCGCCCGAGCAGCCGCTCGACTCGCCCGTCCGCCTCGTCTGCGACTGGTATTTTTACAGCAAGTCGCACAAGGCGAACACATGGCGAACGACACGACCCGACACCGACAACCTCCAGAAGCTCGTCAAGGACGTCATGACCGACTGCGGCTTCTGGCTCGACGACAGTCAGGTCTGCTGGGAAACCGTGCGTAAAAAGTGGACGAGGGCAGAACCGGCACTCGTCATCAAAGTGGAGGAGCTCGAAGACCCTCCCGCATTTTAAGGAGTGGAATATATGACAGAACAATTCCTCAAGGCGTTCCGCAATAAATATCTTGAAGTCAGACAGCTCGAGCGTGAGCTGGCGGCGATGGGTCCCGTCCCGAGGGTGTCGCAGTTCGACAAGATTCTCGCAGAGTCAGACTCGGAGGGCTCGCAGGTCGAGCAGGCCGTCGAGAAGTTCCTCATCATCCGTGAGAGATATGAGGCAATACTCAACGAATACATTGACGACAAGGTCCGCATCGAGCGGGCGTTCGCCGAGTGCCTCACCCCGAACGAGCGCACGGCGATGAGATATTATTACTTTCAACGGCTGAAATGGGAAGACACCGCCGAGCGCATGGACATATCAACACGGCAGGCGCTCAGGCTCCGCAAGTTCGCACTCGAAAAACTTGTAAATTATTGACTTATGTCATTGTATGTCACTTTCTTTTATGGTAATATGATAGCATAGAGATTCGGCAAGGAACGGGGGCTTGCCGAGTCTCTTCTGCTTTTCTCACGGATGACTCCTTTCGCCCTTCGGCAGCTGTGGGTTATCAGCTGCCACTCCTTGTAAATAACAGACGGTGTCGGCACAGGATAAGCCGGCGAGGGATGGGGGCGGGGATTAATATGGCAAGAGAATTTGCAAAACAGTTTTATCATTCCGCAGCGTGGGACAAGTGCCGAAAGTCGTTCATATCTGAACGAATCGCAACTGACGGCGGTTTCTGCCAAGTATGCGGAAGTAATCTCGGCTTCATTGTTCACCATAAAATAAAACTGACACCGAAAAACATAAATGACCCGAGCATTGCTCTGGCTCACAGCAACCTGATGTATGTCTGCCACGATTGTCACGATAACATTCACTTTCACGATATGCACGACGGTGTCGTTCGATTCGGTTCTGATGGTCAACCACTCCCCCCATTGGAAAACGGCTGACAAGGGGGTGGGTGTCCGTTGGGGTGGACTTTATTTTTCACCGATGATAATTTTCGAAGGGGGTGTCTTTTTGGCATTTACCGCAACTAAAGAAGATATTTTAAAACTTCCCGAAAGTAAGCGTGAGCTGGCTATGGCTTTATATAAAAAGTGTTGTTTTCAAGAGAAGGAATTGACAAAGCTTCAGACAATCATCAAAAAAGACGGTTGGACTGAAGGGTATCAGAACGGTGCCAACCAAAGCGGGCGGAAAAAGACCGGCGAAGCTGACAGTTACCTTTCACTGGCGAAAGTTTTTAACAGCACGGTTAAGCAGCTTAACGACTTGCTCAAAGAAAACTCCGGCGATGAAGACGACGGATTCTTAAATTATGTCAACGGAGGGAAAAAGGCGGTTATCAGATGACCGACTTTGAAAAATACTTCACGCAAATATATGACGGTCGCATCGTTGCTTGTGAAAAAATGAAAATGCTTTCGGAGCGGCTTCTGAATCAGTATGTTTCTCCGGAACAATATCATTTTGACGAAGCGCTCGCAAATCATCACATCGGATTTATTGAGCAGTATTGCAAACAACCGACAGGAAAACTTGGCACACCGCTCCGGTTGGAACTGTTTCAAAAAGCGCGGCTTCAGGCTCTTTTCGGATTCGTTGACGATAACAATATCCGACAGTATAACGAGTGCCTGACAATTGAAGGCAGAAAAAACGGAAAGACAACCGAGTGTGCAGCAGTCGAAATTGATGTGGCCTGTAACGACGGCGAAGGTGCTCCGCAGGTTTACAATATCGCGACAATGCTCGAACAAGCGAAGCTCGGCTTCAACGCTTGCCACAAAATGATTCGTCAGTCACCTGTATTAAAAAAATACATCCGAAAACGTGCAAATGACTTGTATTGTGATTTTAACTTCGGATTTATAAAAGCCCTGGCGAGCAATACAACATCACTTGACGGTCTTGATACGCATTGCGCCGTCATCGACGAACTCGCTGCAATTAAAAACAGAGATATATATGACCTTATCAAGCAGAGTATGGGTGCCCGCACTCAGCCTCTGCTTTTCTGTATAACAACAAACGGTTTCGTCCGCAACGGAATATTTGATGCGCAGTATGATTACGCCAAAGCGGTTATTGAAGGCAAAGTAAAAGATGACCATTTCTTGCCGTTTATATATGAACTTGATAACATCGACGAATGGGATAAACCGGAGTGCTGGATAAAAGCAAATCCCGGTCTCGGAACAATTAAGTCTTATGACTATATGGAACAGATGGTTGCGAAGGCAAAAGCGGACCCGTCATTCAAACCCACAGTTCTTGTTAAAGATTTTAATATGGTTCAGACGAACGAGGCGGCGTATCTCAGGTTTGAGGAAATAAACAACGAGAAAGTCAGTGATGAACACTTTAAATACTGCATCGGCGGCTTCGATGCTGCTGACAGTATAGACTTAAACGCTGCCGTCGCTGTCTGCCAAAAACCTGATTCAAACGAAATTGTTGTTCGCTCAATGTTCTGGCTTCCGGAAGAGCAGGTTGAGAGAGACGGAAGAGTCGAACGTGATTATGTTCCGTATCGGCAGTGGGCAAGCGAGGGAAAGCTTCGGCTGTGTCCCGGCAATAAGTGCGACAAACGAATTTTTCTCGACTGGTTTTTGGAACTCAGAGAAAAAGAAAAACTGTATCCGTTGTATATCGGGTATGACCCCTGGCATATTTCCGACGACCTTCTTGCACAGTTTAAAATGTCTTTTGGCGCTCAATGCATGGTTCCTGTTCGCCAAGGCGTTTTCTCGATGTCAGAACCTATGAAAGAAATCAAAGCGGAATTTCAGGCACACAATATTGTTTATCAGAACAATCCGATTCTGAAATGGTGCCTTATGAATCTTCACGCAAAGCGTGATGTCAATAACAATGTTCAACCTGTTAAAGGCGACTCGCCGTTGAAAAGAATCGACGGAGCGGTCGCTTTAATTATTGCATATAAAGTTTTGCTCGATAAAAAAGAAACTTATATCTATCTGAATAAGGAGCGAAAACATGACAATACTGAAGAGCCGTCAGGAGCGGCAGAAGATTAAAAAAATAGAAAAAGGACTGAATGACTATTTCGAACTGATTACGGCATATTCGCCGGCATTCAAGACATACAACGGCGGAATATATGAAATGGAACTCACGCGAGCTGCCATTCATACTTTTGCGCAGCATTGTTCCAAGCTGAAGCCCGAAGTTAAAGGAGCCGGCAACACGTTGATGAACCGCCGGCTGCAGTTTAAGCCGAACCCGATGATGGATACAAAAAAATATATCTATCGTCTCGCAACTATGGATATGTGTAACAACAACGCGTTTATTGCGCCGTTGTATGACAAATACTATCAGAAAATCGAGGGATTTTACCCTTTACATCCGGAAAAATGTCAACTGAAAATTGTTGACGGTAAACTATGGCTTGTGTTTGAGCTTGAACCCGGGAACAAAACCGCAATTGAATTCGAAAAATGCGGAAGAATTAATCAATTTCAAAATCGCGATGAACTGTTCGGCGCAACGAACAACGCTCTGAGCTCCACGCTGGAACTTATGAATGCGCAGAATCAGGCTATCAATGAAGCGGTTAGAAATTCATCTGCCATTAAGTTTCTCGCAAAGCTGGGGATGTCTTTACAGGACGATGATATACAAGACGAGCAGAAACGGTTTACAAAGCTGAATCTTTCCGGCAATAAAAGCGGCGTAATGGTTATTGATGCGAAGTATGCCGATGTCAAGCAGCTTCAAAGCAATCAGTTTACCATTGACGACAAGCAGATGGCTCTCATTCGCGAAAATGTGTTTGATTACTTCGGCGTATCCGAGAATATCATTCAGAATAAATACTCTTCCGAAGAGTGGAACGCATATTATGAAGGAAAAATAGAGCCGTTTGCACTTGAAATGTCGCTGGTTCACACAGATATGTTGTTTACCGAACGCGAAATTGCCTTTGGTAACGAAGTAGTGTTTACAGCGAACCGTCTTCAGTATCTTTCACCGTCGGAAAAGCTCAGCACAGCCACTCAACTGATGGACAGGGGTGTCATATCGCTGAATGACGCACGCGAAATGTTCAATATGCCGCCTGTCGACGGCGGTGATACAAGATATATCCGCAAAGAATATGTCGATGTTTATGAAACAGTAAATGAAGAAAGCGAGGAAACAACAAATGACTCCGAACAGCAAGACGAAGAATAAAGACGGAGCGGAAGCGAGAGCAATGGCAGTGATGCAGCTGCGCGCGCTCGAAGATAAAGAACAGAATAGCTATATCGTCGAGGGTTATGCCGCACGTTACGAACCTTATGTCTTATACGAAGACGAAGACGGAGCGGTTTATGAACAGTTTACGAAGGAAAACTTCGAAGGTGCTGACCGTTCCGACATTATCATGCAGTATGACCATGAAGGAAAAGTTCTTGCCAGAACCGGCAACGGCTCTTTGATTGTCACGCCTGATGACGAGGGCCTTCATGTTATAGCCGACCTCGGCAGAACCGAAGCCGCACGTCAGCTGTATGAAGAAATCAAAGCCGGAATGATCACAAAGATGTCCTGGCGTTTTTCAACAGACTGGGACAATTATCAGTTCGACAGAGAAAAGAGATTGCTCACATATAAAGCGATCAATAAAATCTGGGATGTCTCGGCTGTGAGCTTCCCGGCAAACGATTCAACAAGTATATCAGCCCGCAACTTCTGCGACGGAGAGATTGCAAAAGAAAAAGCCCGGATTGAGGCAGCGGAACAGATAGAACGCCGCAAGGCGGAACTTATTGCCAGATTAGGAGGCAACGCATAATGCTTATGGAAGAAATCATTGCCCGCAGAAAAGAAATTGAGAGCGAACTTCGTGGCGAAGTCACCGAAGAAAGGCTCAATGAACTGACTGCGGAGGTTGACGCTCTTGAAGCAGAAGAAAAGTCAATCAAAGAAGCTGCTAAAGCTCGTTCGGCTGAGATAGAGGCAGTTGTAAACGACAAAAAAGCCGAAGAAGTCGAAATACCTAAAACTGAAGAAAAAACGGAGGAAAGAAAAATGTTCGACAGATCCACACCTGAATATCGCAACGCATTCATGGCTCACATCGTAGGCAAAGAGACCGAAGAGCAGAGAGCAATCCTCGCCGACAACAGCGCATATGGCGACGGTGTAGCGCTTCCCACCGCTCTTGACGACGAAATCTGGAATCAGGTTGTCACAGCTCATCCCATTCTCGGTGATGTAGCTGTTCTCAGAAGCGGAATCGCAATCAAAGTCACTCAGATGACTCCCGCAGCGGTGTCGAAGAAGATGGACAGTGCGGCAAGCACTGAGCTTTCTTACACAACCGCAGAAGTTGTTCTTGTAGGCGCTGACTATCACACCTACATCGGTCTTTCTTACGCAGAGGCAAAAATGAGCCAGGGCGCTATGGAAGCATACCTTGTTAAAGATATCGCTGACAATATCGGCGAAGCTCTTGCAAAAGATATCTTTGCAAGAATCCTTACCGATGCGACAACCGCTCAGAAGGTTACCAGCACAAGCGACATGTTCGACGACCTTCAGGCTGCTCTCGGTAAGGCTGTCCTTGCAAACAGACCTGTTGTTTATGCTCCCGCAACGGAGTATTACAAAATCGTCGGTTGCATCAAGCAGGGCTCACCCTTCAACGCAGCTAACACGCTCGGTTGCGAATGCAAGCTTGACAACGCTGCGACAAAAGTCACTGTTGTTGATCCCTCGCTCTTCGTTCTCAACATCATTCAGGACACCACAGTTGAATCTGATCGCGATGTTACGAATGCGAAAATCAACATCGGCGGCTATATGCGCGCAGAAGGCTGCCTGAGAAAGACAAAAGCGGCCGCTTACATCGACTAAGCAAACACAAAAGGGCAGGGCTCCGGCTCTGCCCTTAATAATTCAATGGAGGGCTGACAATGCCGGACTTAATCTCGAAAATCAAAAAACTCTTGCGGTTGAGCGGCGATGCTCTCGATGATGTTGTCAAGATGAATGTCGATGCGGCGCTGGATGACATCGCCGACCAGGGCGTTGATATTGACACGCAAGACAACTTAATCGTCAAGGCAGTGGAGCTCTACTGCAAGTGGCAGATGAATCACAACGGCGAAGCGGACAGATTCGAGAAGAACTACACAACGCTCCGCGACACTATGAGCAAACAGGAAGCTCACAGGCAGGTGGACGGCGATGCGTGATGATTTCAATGAAGTCTGCGACCTTGTGGATGTTATTGAGACATCAATCGACGGTCTGCTGACGGTTAAGGAGACAAAACACACGGTTTTCTGCTCGGTCTTGACAGACCAAACGAGCACAAAATCAGAAGCGGGCAAATACGGCGTCGGAATGGAGCTTAAAATCAAGCTCCCCGACATCAGCGAATACAACGGCGAGAAGTTCTTCGAGTATAACAAAATCCGCTACGAGATTATAAGAACATACCGCGACGGCGATATGCTTGAAATCAACGGCCTGAGAGGTGTTGAGTAATGCCTGCACCGAAATCAGTCGTCAAAATTAAGTCTGACGGCGTTGAATATGTTTCAAATGTTGACGCATGCGAGTATTACATTTTTGAGTTGACCCGAGCGGCGCTCAGGGATGTCGCTAAGTTCGTCAAGCGGGAATTTAAAGAAAAGTTTTATCAACACTTCAATAAGGTTTCCGGCGATGCGGGCAGAGCGACCAGTGCAAAGATATGGAGCAGTGTAAACACAAAGTCGCCGAGAGTTGAAATCGGCTTGAAGACCGGCAAGGTTGACGGCTTTTATGCATACTTTCAGGAGTTCGGAACGAGCACAGGCATTCCTGCGCTCGGTCTGCTTCAGCACGCGGTTGAAGACAACGTCGACACGATTATTCAAATCGAGTCGACGTATCTGAGCGGGCTGGAGGCTGAAGCAGAAGCACTGATTGATTCCGAAGACGACTACGACATCGAGGAGGATGATGAAGAATGAGCAGGACGGCGGAGCTGCAGCATCTTATTCAGCAGAAAATCACTTCGCTTGTATATACGGCATATGCGGACGAGGCGCCTGACGGTGCGGCGTTTCCTTATGTTGTATATAACATTGACTCGTTCGCCTTCGAGGATGCCAGAGACGACATAACGCTTGTGATTGACATCTGGGACGAATACCCGAACTACTCAAGAGTCGAACTGATGGCTGACAACATCGAGGAAGAGTTCATCGGCAATGCGGTGCACGACGATTCTGCGACGATACTGCCTCAGTTCTTCCGTTATATCCGCACAAAAGTGCCCGACCCGAACAAAAAGCTGAAGCGCGTGCAGCTTAAGGTTCAAATTCAAAACTACGCGCACACTCCTCATCCGCTTCCTACGGAAGACGATGAACAATAACATAGGAGGCTAATTATGGCAGCTGTTACATTAACCGGCAACGGAAAGATAGATACCGCCGTTGACTTCCACACCGTCAAATGGACGGGCGTTACAAAAGGCGGAAAGTCTTGTGAGATAACGCTGAAAAATGCGATTAATCTCGGCGACATTGAATGGACATTTGCTGAGAAGAACGATACCGTCCCCGCCGTGACATTCACCGCGTGCTATACAGGCACAGAGGCGAGCACAGTCGAGCCCTGGGAAGTAAAGCTTGAAGACGGTCTGACTGCCGGCACCGATGAGATTCTTCTCGGCGCAGGTGTTTTCAGCATTGACGGCAACGACGTGGCGCTCACCAGAGGCGGCGGTTCGTTCAAGACCACAAGAGAATATCGCAGAATCAACGCAGACGGCGACAGGGGCGCTGTTAAAGACAGACTTGTTTGCGAAGGCTCGGAAGCCACGCTCACGATGAATGTTCTTCAGTTCCTTACAAAAGTTGCTTCTCTCTATCCGTGCATCACAACAACCTGACGAAGAGGGAGCACTCGCTCCCTCTTTTTTGCTTTTTTGAAAGGAGTATAAAAATGAGAAAACTCAACACCCACGATGTATTTGCGCTGACAAGATTAATCAACGCAACAAAAATAAAAGAAACCTTCCGCACCGAGCTCGAAGAGATTGCGAACGGCAACCGCTTTGTTCTTGATCCGCAGAAGGATGGAATGACAATTATCTTCGCTCTGATGTCGGCAATGGCCGAAGCAGGAGCGGAACAGGCGTTTTATGATTTTGTTTCGGGCCCGTTCGAGATGAGTCCGAAAGAAATTGAAGAACAACCGCCAGAAAAGACACTTGAGATGCTGGGGCAGATTGCCGACATTGAGGAGTGGAAAAGTTTTTTCAGGCGTGCGGCGAACTTCTCCGCAATAAAAACAGCGAAGCAGTAATTTTAAGCCGCCTACACGGAATATACACAGAATTAATGCACAAGCCCTTTGAAGAGGGCTTTTATTATTGCAGACAAATACTTGACGAAGTTCAAAACGAGCGTCTGTATGCGCAGTGGTTGGCATATCTGCCTATGCTGATACAGTCGAACAAGTTTATGAGCTTCAGTCAGTTCAAGGAAGAAATAACCGGCGCGAACATTGATACGCGATCGACAGAAGAAATACTCGCAGAAGTCGAAGATATAAGGGTGAAGTTATATGGCAACGAATCTGTTTAAGCTTGTCGGCTCAATATATGTTGACGCTGACAAAGCAAATGAGTCTTTACAGAAGACAGACGAAAAAGCAAATAAAGTCGGCGAAGGCCTGAAAAAAGCGGGCAAAGCGGCGGGTGTAATGGGAGCGGCGGCAGTTGCCGCAACCGGAGCGGCTGTCAAAGGCGCTCTCGACCAGGCAAAAGCGACCGCCGAAATGGCTGACGCTGTCGACAAGGGCGCCCAGAAAATGGGCATCTCGACCGATGAATACCAAAAACTGTCTTATGCTGCCGAACTGTCGGGCACATCAATCGACAAACTTGCAGCTGCACAGGTGAAACTTCAGAAGGCGGGTTCTGATCTCGACATAAACGGTGCGCTCGAACAGTTATACGCGATTGAGGATGCGGACGAAAGAGCTGCCGCCGCGCACGAGATGTTCGGCGACAAGATGGCGAACGAACTTGCGCCTCTGCTCAACGCGGGCGGTGAGAGCTTCGCACAGATGAAGCAGCAAGCGGAAGACCTCGGGATGGTTATGAGCGGCGACACAATAGCCGCAGGCACTCAATTCGGAGATACAATGGAAACTCTCAACAAATCTATCGAGGGAGCGAAAAACACGCTCGGAGCGGCATTTCTGCCCGTCTTTCAGACGGTTGGAGACCTTCTTGTGTCAATGATGCCTGAAATACAGCAAATGGCGAAAGAGCTTGCGCCCGTGCTGGCAGATATGTTGAAAGAGCTTGCACCGATGATAATGGAAATACTGCCGCTTTTAATCGAGATGCTTCCGACGCTCGTCGACATCATTAAAGCAGTAGTTCCGCTCGTTCTGAATGTGGCGCAGAAGGTTCTGCCGTATCTGATTAACGTCGTTGAATCGCTGCTCCCGATTTTCGAGTCTGTCATAAACTTCCTGACGGATGTCTTTGAGGGCAACTGGTCAAAGGTGTGGGACGACATCGTCGCCATATTCACGAATATATGGGAATCGATGAAGGCAATCTTTACCGAGCCGATTAATTTTATAATTGACGGCTTGAATAAGTTCATCGGCTACCTTAACACAATTAAGATTCCCGACTGGGTGCCAGGGGTCGGAGGCAAAGGAATCAACATTCCGAACATCCCGAAACTCGCAGTCGGTATTGATTATGTGCCGGCAGACAATTACCCTGCGCTTCTCCATCGCGGCGAGCAGGTTCTTACTGCCGAAGAGGCAGCAAGATACAAGAACACCGGCGGAGCGGATATGTCGAGGCTCTACGGCAAGATGGACGAGCTTGTCGAGATGTTCCGCAACGGCACCGCAAAGACCGATTCCAACATAACAAATACAAGAGATTTGAGGGCTGCGTATGCTACTTGATGCTATGAAATACAGAAACTCTTTCGGCGATGAAGTCGACTTGATGAGTGGCACCGTGCGGAGTAATCCGAGAGAGGCAAAGCTGTGGTCTTATGATGTCAGTGATTCAGTCTTAACACAGAACCCGAAGAGCTTTGCGCTGACCGTGATTTGCTCAAGTGATTCGTCGCATAGCGGTGAATACTATGCGAATGAGACAATAACAAAAATGTCTAAGGATGCTTCGTATCAGGTCTATCACAACACGGGATATATACAAATTAATGACTGGCGTCTGGACTGTTATTTTGTCGGCGTCGCCGGCATAGAAACCGACCTTTACGGCGTGGTTAAGTTCACGGCAAACTTCTACGCACCCAGAGGCTTCCTCTGGTATAGGATTAACGCTGAAAGATACACTCTGCCATCAGAGGCGGACTGGGGGACTGGGCCGACTATTGCGTCGATATCAAGTGAAAATGTTGTTGCAACAAAAATAATAATGAAACCCTTCAGCAACGTCGGAGTCGGAACCGCATATTTCACCGTCATGCAGACGAAGAATGTCAGCGACACTTCCATGTCGGCCACTGTGAATATTGCCGTCGGCACTGATGCGCACAACAAGTATTTTTGCATAGATTCGTTCCGAAAAAAAATAACGCTTGCGCTTTCGACTTCGACAAACGTGACGAAGTCCGACGGTGATTACAACATAACATCCGAAGTGAATGGGATAGATTG